CAGGAACAGCAGATATATCAACAGTATTATTTCTTAATAAATCAAAAGGGTCTTTAGTATATGATAATTGGGCAATAGTTGCAGTAGTAGTATCTGTATCAGTACTAGCACTAGCACCAGTTGTTACATTAATTGTACTATTTACAGAATGAATAATTAAATAATTATTATTATCACTACCAGAAATATTAAACGTGCTAGTCATTTTATATATAATTATAATATAATTATTTTAGTAAATAATATAATTATATTATTTTGATAATATAATTATATTAGTATGTATTATGTACTAACCATACAACAAATGAAATTAGTATACTACCAAAATTATCAAGATTTTGTAAAATATTAATTGTAATATTGGAGAGAAATGGAAAATTATGATTATATGACCAAGTAATTATATTAGCGGCATCATGTGATACTTTATTTGCTATAGTATAATCAACTTCTGCTAATTTATTTACTGCAAAAATTGCAATAGTTCTAGATAGATGGATATTATTTAATAACATAATCTTATTATCTATAATAAAAGTTTAACTATTTATATTTATATTTATAAAAATATAAATATAAATAGCTATATTTTTATTAATAAAATTTAAAATATTTAAAAAATAATTATTAATATTAATATTAATATTAATATTATTAAATTATTATTAAATAAATTATTATTAGATGAATAATGAATATTATAAAGATGATATATCAGTATTAAATAATGCAGGTATATGGGCGGATTATTTGGATGTATCAAAAGATGAATTGTTAGAGAGAAAAGTATGGAGAGATAATAGATTAATAACATTGAAAGAAGCAGGTATAGAATTTGATAATAATGAAAAACCAATAACACCAGTTAAAATTAAAACAGGTAAAAAAGGAAGAGGATTATTAGGTAGATATGGTCCAAATCATGCATGTGATCCAATAATAACAAGATTAAATATATATAAATTAGATATAGAATTTATTTCAGTAAAGCGAAATGATTATAATAAATGGGCAATTCCGGGCGGAATGGTTGATGCTGGAGAAAAAGTATCACAAACATTAAAGAGAGAACTAACAGAAGAAGCTGTTTCTAATACTGATGTGAAAATAATTAATAAAATTTTTAAAGGTAATGAAACAATAATATATACTGGTCCAACATATGGAGATCCAAGAACAACAGATAATGCATGGATAGAAACATATGTTGCAAATTATCATATTAATTATAGTCTATCATCAAAGATAAAGTTAACCAATCAACCATGTGAAAATTCAAAAGTATGCTGGATTAGCTGTGACCATAATGATTTATTTGGAGATCATAAATATTTTGTAAAATTGGCAAAAAAGAATGCAAAAAAAATTATATATGAAACTTTTATATATTATAGTTTGCTATATGTTATAATTATTTATAATATAATACTATTAATCTCATTTATATCTTTTTTAGTAAAGTATTTATATGATAATAATAATATTACATATTATAATTATGAATTATAAATATTTTATATATTTATATATAAAATATTTATATAAAATTTATTCTATTCTATCATCTGCAAACATACTTAGTAATCCAATTCTTGATTCACCATTTTTATTTTTAACTTGAGCTAATCCAACATCATCAATATGCATCATTATACCATCTGAGCGTGAACGATCCTTAATTGGTGTAAATGGACGTCCTATTGCATCTTGTGTTGCACCACCTCCAGCAGCAACAGCAGTTGCTACCTCGGCTTGATTACCAGCTAAATTAATTGGAAATCCATCAAAATATGTCATATAATTAAAAAATTCATATGTTACATTCTGTTTTTTAGCATCATCTGCAATAATAGGTAAATGTAAAGACCAAATACTGAGATTATACCATAAAAGATTAGCTTCGGTTGCATGTGAAATAGCAGTATTTTTACTTATCTCGCCCGATGCCGCAAGAGATTCTAATCGTTTAGAAATAAGTGCTAGATTACGAGTAATCATTGCAGTAGTATTATGATAACTTAGTACAGTAAATGGATATGTTAGTTTAGCAATTCTAACTCCATCCCTTAATTGTCTTTCAGTTGTTAGCATTTCATGTAATGCACGTATTAAAAATTGACCTTGTAATCCTTGAAAGAAATTACCACCATCAAGTCCCCATTTCATATTTCTCATAACTAGTAATAGAGTTTGTGCAGTAGAACATAAATCAAAATTGGCAGGCATAGTGGCACCCATCCATTTACCAATAGAATCTAATTTAGATTTAGTATTATCTGATTTAGAAACACTAACTTGAAATGGAATAGTATCAATATCACTTGTAGTAACAGATGCTCTAGGATAAAAGAATTTTTCGAGACTAACACCAACTGCTTCAATTGCTGTTTTTGTTTCATCAGTTAATCCAGTATTTTTAACTAGACTAAATATAGTTTGAACATGCAAAAGAACAGTTTGTTCTTGAACCCAATTAAATGTATCACCAAGTGGTCTTCCAATTATATCTTTATTTGCACATAGGTCTTGAACATGTGTATTATTACTGTGATCTACTGTAAATTGACTTAAAGCATTCGATATAGTTTTAGATTTTTGTACAAGTGGTGTAAGTCGAGAAGGTATACCAGAAATATCAGGTATGCCAGAAATATCGGCAAGTCCACCAACGCCATTAGAGATATCATTTTCAAAACATGAATTACCAACCCATTTGGTACCAGCATCTGGAATACCAAAAAATCCTTTACTTGCATTAGCTTCAATTGTAAATACATAACGTAATATATCAATTATATCAGATATAAGTAGACCAAAACTTAAATCAGTACCACTAAAATCAGTAGTTAATCTAGACTTCCATGTGGCATATCTACTTTCCCATGTAGCAGTACCATTGGAAACATCTGTAGCAAACGATACATCAAGAGCACCAGGTAATCCCATAACATTTGTGAATGGTAATGCAACAAAATTTCTAGCAGCATTGCAAACATGGAAATTGGCAGGATATGCTTTTGCATTATTTGACTTAATAATGCTTTCACTTGTACCAACTACTTTTAATGTAGGTAAATCAGTTTGATAATTTGAAATAACCCATTTACCAGAAGGATCAGTTAAGTTAGTCATTGGCCATGTAAATAATTTGGATGGTTCAGTTTTAACTACATTTTCAACATTTGAAAAATCAGGATATTTAAGACCCATAATTTGTAGATCAGCTAATCCAGTATTATTATGATTAGAACCGCTACCTGTATAACTAATTAAACTACCGGCTTTAATTGATATTGTACGTGTAACAGGTGCATAGGCATTATAGTCTTGAGTAAATTGTTTTTGTAATCCCCATGTAACAGTATTATCATCAGCAAAATATTTTTCATAAAGTGGTGAATAAACAGGATCCAAATCAGATGCAGAGTTGCTTCCTAAATCAAGGTTATCATCAAAACCACCAGGTATAGAAATATCAACATCAGACATCATACTAGAACCATTGTTCATCATTCTTTGTCTTAATAATATTCTTGAAACAATAACTGGAGCAGAAAATGTTAATACAAGTTCTAAACTAATACCGGCACCTTTGGTAGACCATTGAGAAACATAGTTAGTTAAATTAATAGCATTGGCAATTTTGAAATCAGTACTATATTCACTATCAGGAACACCAGATATATCAACAGTATTATTTCTTAATAAATCAAAAGGATCTTTAGTATATGATAATTCATCAAGATTTTTGGCAGGGGCAGCGGGGGCAGCAGGGGCAGCAGGAGTAGTATCAGCACTACTACTTGTTCCTACATTTATTTTGCCACTAGCTGAAGAAATAATCAAATAGTTTTCATTGCCATTACCACCAATTGTGAAAGTATTACTCATTGTATATATAATAACATATATTTTTTTATTAATATAAAAAAATATATATATAAAATATATATTTTTTTATTAATATAAAAAAATATATATTTTATATATATAAAATATATATTTTTTTATTAATATAAAAAAATATATGTTATTATAGAAAAAATAAATTAATTATTTTCTATCAGCATCAAACATAGATGCTAATCCACTAATGTCTGTACCTGCTTTAGTTTGAACTTGAGCCAATCCAACATCGGCAATATGCATAAATATACCATCTGAACGTGAGCGATTTTTAATAGGTGTAAATTTTCTATTTAGTGCATCTGTATATTCACCGCCTCCGGCTGCAACCGCTGATGCTACATCTTGTTTGGCAGTAGTAAAATCGATTGGATATCCATCAGAATATGTAAGATTATTAAAAAATTCAAATGATACACCCTGTTTTTTAGCATCATCATTAATAATAGGTAAATGTAGAGACCAAATATAAACATTATGCCATAAAATATTGGCTTCAGTTTGATGTGTAAGAGCAGTATTATTACTTAAATCACCAGAAGAAGCAACAGAGTTCAATCGTTTGGAAAGAAGTCCAATATTACGACTAATTATACCAGTATCATTATGATAACTTAGTACACTAAATGGATATGTTATTTTAGCAATTTTAACTCCATCTCTTAACTGTCTTTCAGTTGTTAGCATTTCATGTAATGCACGTATTAAAAATTGACCCTGTGGTGTTTGTGAGAAATTACCACCATCAAGCCCCCATTTAATATTTCTTAAAACTTGCAATAGAGTCTGTGCAGTAGAGCATAAATCAAAACTGGCTGGCATAGTAGTACCAATCCATCTACCAATAGAATCTATTTTATTGTTACCATTATTCATTTTAGAAACACTTACTTGAAATGGAATAGTACCATTAACATCATTCATTGAAATTACTGGTTTGGGATAGAAGAATTTTTCAAGACTAATACCAACTGCTTCAATTGCTGTTTTTGTTTTATCTGTTAATCCTGTATTTCTTACCATACTAAACATAGTTTGAACATGTACAAGAACAGCTTGTTCTTGAACAAAATTAAATGTATTACCAAGTGGTCTACCAATTATATCCATATTAGCACATAAATCTTGAACATGTGTATTATTACTGTGTTCTGTTAAAAAGCTAGTTAATTTTTCTGATATAGTTTTAGATTTTTGTACGAGTGGTGTAAATTTGGCAGGTATACCGGAAACATCAGGTATACCAGAAATATCAGCAAGTCCACCTAGACCATTAGAAATATCATTTTCAAAAAATGAATTACCAATCCATTTAGTACCAGCACCAGGAACACCAACATGACCTAATCCAGCATTTACTTCTGTAGTAAATACATAGCGCAATATATCAATTAAATCAGCTATAGCTTGACCAAAACTTAAATCAGTACCACTAAAATCGGTAGTTAATTTAGATTTCCATGTGTCATATTTAATTTCCCATGTAGTATTACCAGCGGAAACATCTGCAGCAAACGATGCATCAAGTGCACCAGGTAATCCCATAACATTTGTGAATGGTAATGCGATAAAATTTCTAGCAAGATTACAAACATGGAAATTAGCAGGATATGCTTTTGCATTATTTGATTTAATAATACTATCATTTGAAAGACCAGCAACAACTTTTAAAGTAGGTAAATCACTTTGATAATTTGTAATAACCCATTTGCCGGAAGGATCAGTTAAATTAGTCATTGGCCATGTAAATAATTTAGATGATTCAGTTTTGACTATATTTTCAACATTTGATAAATCAGGGTATTTAAGACCCATAATTTGTAAATCGGCCAATCCGGTATTGTTGTTGTTAGAACCGCTACCAGTATAACTAATTAAACTTCCGGCCTTAATTGATATTGTACGTGTAATAGGTGCAAATGTACTATAATCTTGAGTAAATTGTTTTTGTAATCCCCATGTAACAGTATTATCGTCAGCAAAATATTTTTCATAAAGTGGTGAATAAACAGGATCTAAATCAGAAGCAGAGTTGCTACCTAAATCAAGATTATCATCAAAACCACCAGGTATAGAAATATCAACATCGGACATCATACTAGAACCATTGCTCATCATTCTTTGTCTTAATAATATTCTTGAAACAATAACTGGAACGGAAAATGTTAATACAAGTTCTAAACTAATACCAGCACCTTTGGTAGACCATTGAGAAACAAAGTTAGTTAAATTAGTAGCATTGGTAACTTTGAAATCAGTATTATATTCACTATCTGGAACAGCAGATATATCAACAGTACTATTTCTTAATAGATCAAAAGGATCTTTAGTATATGATAATTGAGCAAGAGTTACAGTAGTAGTATCTGTATCTGTATCTGTATCTGTAGTTGCGGCAGGAGCAGCCGTTCCTACAGTAATCTCACCATTTGCTGAACTAATAACTAAATAATTTTTATTATTATTTCCAGAAATATTAAAAGTATTGGTCATTTATATATAATAATAATAATATAATTTTTGTTAAATAATAATATAATTTTTGTTAAATTATATTATTTTTGTTAAATAATATAATTTAACAAAAATTATATTATTTTTGTTAAATAATATAATTTTTGTTATAATTATTTTTTAAAGTAATTAATAGTATCAATAATTAGTTCTTGATAAAATGATACATTACTATAATAAAACCAATCATTAAATTTAGATAGAATAGATAATTTTTCATGTGGTTTTAATGATAATATATTAATATTATCATTATTAGTATTAATAATTATGTAATCACCAAAATATTCAACGATAGAGACTAATAGATTATTATCTGGTATATTTTTAATAATAATACCTGGATAATTCGAATTATTTATCTGAATGAATTCTCCATAATTATACATAATTTATATAATAGATTACATTTATGATTTTAAATAAAAATTTTGATAAATAAAATTATTTATTTATATAAAAGATGTATAATAAAGCTTTAAAATGGATTAGAGTACCTAATGTAAATATAAATGATTTAGAAGAAGGGGATTTAGTTAAAGGTGTTACAGTATCAGCAAATCAAGAAGATTCCAATTTTGTAAGAAAAGGGGTAGTACATAAAAAAGGTAGTATGCCTCACGAAATTAGAATAAAAAATAAGAAAGGTAGAATAGATAATTTAGTAGAAGAAACATCAGGTTTTAATATAGTTTATAAGGCAGTACCAAGATTCAACGTAAATAATTTAATGAAAAGACAGATAGTAGGACGTTTAAAGAAAATAAGCGATGAGGAAGATTTAGTAAGTTCGTCATCTGATGGTTCTTCTGGTAGATTATCATCTGGAGTATCTTTTGATAGAAATCATTCACAGGGTGATCGTTATTTAATAAATGATGATGATGATCGTGATCGTTTAATGGATACAACATTCGCCAGTAGAACTAGACGTAATAGAAGTAGTAGTAGTAGAAGCAATAGAAGTAGGAGCAGAAGCAATAGAAGTAGGAGCAGAAGCAATAGAAGTAGGAGCAGAAGTAGAAGTAGAAGTAGAAGTAGAGGTGGTAAAATATTAAAAAGAAGAACACTTAAATTAAAAAAAAATAATAATATAATAATATATAATATGAGTGTGTTGAATGTGTTTCGGACCCCTACTCAAAGTAGAACATACATAGTTGAAGTTCCGAAAACGGTTCTTGAATGTAAAGGGAGTGGAAGAAATTTTAAGTGTAATGGCATGGACGTGAGTAGGCTTACGGTCAAAGAATCGGGTTCATCATCCGCATCCAGTGCCGCTCCCAGTGCCGCTCCCAGTGCCGCTCCCAGTGCCGCTCCCAGTGCCGCTCCCGGTGCCGCTCCCAGTGCCGCATCCAATTCCATATTAACCACTTTAGATGGTGGGACAAGGGGTAATAAAAAAAAATATAAAAAAAGAAAATCAATAAAAAAAAGAAAATCTATAAAAAAAAGAAAATCAATAAAAAAAAGAAAATCAATAAAAAAAAGAAAATATAAAAATTAAATAATAATTATAAATAATATTCTTTAATTTTATTTATAATTATTAGATAAATAAAATTAAAATGATAAAAGATTTAAAAATATTTGAGAGAAAAATTTAAACTTCGTTTAATATTCTCTCTGAAAATATTATAAATAAATATAGATTTTCAATATTTTATCTCAAGTCTGAAATAAAATTGAAATATTTTTATAAGTATTTAAAAAATTGATTTAAAGATATTTATACTTATATAAGTATAATACTTTTATAAGTATTTATAAATTTACATAAAAATAATTAAAGTTATATAAGTATAAATAAATCAGATATTATCAATATGGAGAAACAACGCGATATTATGAATGAACAACGCAATCTTATACGTGTTGAATATGATACTAAAAAATTAAAATGTGAAATTCAAAAATCTCAAAAATCTATATATGTATATGAAAATCAAACATGTGATGCCCATAATATTGTTAATGAATTTTATGAAAATCGAAAAATCAGAATAATAACATTAATAAAATTACCTAAATTGGGAGCAAACGGTATTATTATGGAAATTTCAAAAATATTCGCAACACATTCTGATGATAATTTCATATTAGATAAAAATAATATATTTTTAATAACAGGTATGAATTGTGTAAGATGGGAAGAAGAGTATAAAAATTTTACTTTAGAAGAGTTTAAAATTAATGTATTTCATAATGGTAGATTAAAAGATTTTAAAAAAAAATTAACAACTATTAATAGTAATTTATTAATTATCATAGATGAAATTGATGTGGGAGATGGTAAAACCCAACGATTAGATGATATTCTATCTAATTTTTATAATGAAAATAATATAGAAGAGCAAAATATTAGATTTATTTTTATAAGCGCTACACCAGCCAAACAATTAAAAATTTTAGAAAATACAAAACTACATACAAAATATGCATTAACTGTTCCTAATAATTATGTAGGAATACCTTATTTTCTAGAAAAAAATATAATTAAACAATATTATCCAATGAATAATAAAGAAAATGTACATAGGTGGATTAATGAAGATATTATAAATAATTATGGAACAGATTATAGGGTATCATTTGTAAGATGTGATAAAGATAACAGTGATTTAATTAAAGATGTGTGTGCAGAATATAATATTGAATTTTTTGAACATAATGCAAAACATAATTTATATTCTAATGAGGATGAAATTAACTTTGAAAATATATTCGAAAATATAGTGAAAAATAAACATGTTGTTATACTCATAAAAGGTATGTTTAGACGAGCGGAACTTATACCAGTTAAGTATAAAAGATTAATAGGTGCTTGGCATGATAAATATGTAGAAAAACCAGATGCAGGAACAGCTGCCCAAGCAGGACCAGGAAGAAATTCTTGGTATTGGGGTGATGAATTAGATAACGGTCATAAAATTGGACCAATAAGAAGTGATATAAATAGTTTAAAACAATATTGTGAGTGGTATAAAGAGAATACAAAAACGTATAATACTAGAAATAACAGACAAAGTTTTGTTGATATTGAAGATAGTGGTAAAACTAAAAAAAAAATATCAATGTTTGAAACACCACCAGGATTAAACTTTAATGAAGCATTTAAAGAAATTACTGATAAAATTAATGATTTAAAAAATAATAATAAAAATTATAGAAATATAAATATGAGAGGTCCACAAATTAATACTTGGTTAAAAAAAAAAAAGATGATGAATTTTATTATTGTAAAATAACTGAAAAAGAAAAACCGAATATATTAAATTATAATTTGGCTATAAAAGCAATTAACTGGGATTTTGCTGAGAATAATTATAGATTTTTGATTACGTATAAAGATGTAGAAGATAATAAAACAATGGTTATGATTTTATTCTATTATAATGATGAAGATGTATAAATTTTTATATTATAAAAATATATTTAAATTTAAATAATACAATAATTATAAATAATATTCTTTAATTTTATTTATAATTATTAGATAAATAAAATTAAAATGATAAAAGATTTAAAAATATTTGAGAGAAAATTTTTAACTTCGTTTAATATTCTCTCTGAAAATATTATAAATAAATATAGATTTTCAATATTTTATCTCAAGTCTGAAATAAAATTCGAGTGCTCACGCGCGAAATTTTAACTATCAGAATTATTATCATTAACAGCAGTATTTATAGAAATATAGTTTTCATATTTTGGTTTACATGTTTGTATATGTTTTGCAAGAGCTTTTGAATTTTTAAATACTTTCATTTTACAATATTCACATTTAAAAATAGTTTCTTCGGTTGATGAAAAATGTTGGGAAAGCATATTAGATAATTCAGGAAACTGTAATTCACTAATTAATTTAGTCATATCCTTATTATATTTTTTTAATGAATCAGAAAGCCCAGTTTTTTGTGTAATGAAAGCTAAATATTCTTTATTTATTTCTTTTAATGTTTCTGAAGAAAGTTTTAATTCATTAGTATTATCAGAATAATTATTTAAAACTTTAGAGAGATGATCAATTGTTTCTGTTGCTAATCTAATTTTATCAAAATCATATTTTAAACTATGAATAAATACTATAATATTTCTATTATGGATATCTATTTGAAAATTTTTTTTTCTAGCAATACCACTTTTTTGAGATACTAAAATTCCATTACATCCCTGATGTTCAATATCTCTTATAAATTTTTCTATTTCATCCTTTGGAACATTATTTGTATAATCTTTATTTTCAATTATAATAGGTGCATTATTACTTCTTTCAATTAAAAAATCTCCAGCTTTTGCAATACCTGTTGTTTTAGTTACTTGACATTCTGGAAATGCTTGATATAATCCATCAAGTACCTTATCTTCACTATCTGCTCCTTTATGTGTAGAATTCTTTTGTCTATCAAAATGTTCTCTAACTAAGTTTAATGTTTCTGTATGTGATGTGCTCGTATCTTTAGTTTGTTGATGACAAGTTAAAATAAAATTTTGTAGAGAATCACATTTATTTTGGAGACTACTATTAAAGTTATCAATTATATGTTTTGGTGAATCAGTTCTCTCCAATTCTTTAATAGTATCATGCCATTCTTTTTTTAATGTTCTCTCAAATTCATTCAGAGATGTTTCCAATTTTTTATTCATATTTGTATCTAATAATGATTTAATCTGATCTATAAGTTCTATTTTTAATTTTTTATCAATATGTTCATTACTATTATGTTTATGTAAATCAAATATTCTCTCAAGTTCTTTTACTTGTGTCTCTCGAAGAGATGATAATTTATTAGATAAATTATCTGTCATATTAGTTGGTAGAGTTGATACTGCTGTTTGTAGATTCACAATAGATAATGATGATTGTTTTACATTATCTTTAACTTCAGAGAGATTATTATATAAAGAACTAAATTCTGTTTCTAATTTATTTAAAGATTTTAATAAAATATCATCTCTATTATCATCATTCTTTTGAAGTAATCTCTCAAGCATTTCAACTAACAAAAGATTCGCTTGTTCAAAATCAATATAGGAATGCGTCTTATAAAATTCAAGAATTCGTTTGTCTTTAACTGTTAACATGGTTTATAATTTAATACATATTATTTCTTTAAGTTAAAATATTTGTAAAAAATTTTTGTATTTACAAAAAATTATTACAAACTACAAAAAAACAAGTTGTATTTACAAAAAATTATTACAA